TAGGAGGTGATCCACCACCTACGATAGTATCTGTTCCTGATCTATAGATAATATTAGCTGAATTTGCATTATTGTTTAAAGTATCAAACCTTGCTATTGTTCCTGTAACAGTTCCCGCAAAAGTTGCCCCGCCTCCTGATGTTATTGAGCCACCTAAATATAAATTTTTAAACCTATAAGATACATCTCCTAAATCTGCGTCATTGTCAATTATAGTTCCTGTATTATCTGTCGGCAAAATACCGTTAGCATGCATCCTTAATCCATTGTGACCATTTGTTGTGCTGTAAATATTTAAATCATTTGCCGTGTTTCCAATTGCCCCAATTACCAATGATACACCTGTTGAATAAACTTGGAATATGTTTTCAGTAGTTACAGTTCCTGTAAAAGTTGAAGTACCAAAGCTATTAGAATTTCCCGCTGCTGTTACACTTGCTGAAAAAGTTCCTGTTGAAGCTGATAATGCCGCTATAGTCGTATTTCCAAAACTATTTGAATTACCACTTGCGGTTATACTTCCTGAAAAACCAGCAGTTGTTCCTGTTAATCCCCCTGTTAATGTACCGCCAGCCAAAGGCAATTTAGTTCCAATGCTATTAGCAGTAGTTGTAGCAAAGTTTGGATCGTCTCCTAATGCTGCCGCAAGTTCATTTAAAGTATCTAATGTCGCTGGAGAACTGTCAACTAGATTTGATATTTGAGTTCCTACATAACTTTGAGTTGCGTAGCTTTGAGTAGAATGGTCTCCCCATCCGTATGCTGTATTCCAGTTTGCAGAGTTGTTTGCTGTAATGCTATACACACCCGAACCATTGCTTGTCATTAAACCAGCAGATGTAAAATCGTGATCGTATAATATATCACCACCTGAATATGCGGAACCTATACTCATAACCTCTATAGATACACCATTTGAAGGTGCAGTATCTAAAGTTAATGTAGTACCACTTAAAGTATAAGTACCCTTAAATTGGTATACACCATTTAAAAATACTATAGTTTGATTCTCGCTGTGAACGGTTTGTCCTAATGTGAATGCTGTTGCTGATCCGTTAGCTGTGAATGTATCTGTATAGATTGCTGTTGGACCACTGTTTATACCCGTTGTAGATATAACCTCTATCTCGTGACCACTTAGAGGTGCAGTGGAAAATGTTATAGCTGTACCAGAGACTGAATAAGTACTCTTAGATTGATAAACACCGTCTATGTATATATTAGATTGAACTTCATCATTTAATGCGTTAGCTAAGCTAAAAACGCTTGTGCTGCCATCACCCGTGAATGTATCTTTATACATTACAGAAGCAGAGTCAGCGGCTAGTTGACCAAAGGATAAATTACCGGAACCGTCTGTTTTAATAACTTGATTGTTTGTTCCGTCTGACGCGGGAAATGTATATGCGTCGTTAATCCTTATGTTACTAAGAAAACGTTTTGCCATATTAAATTATATTAACCTATTTTTGTAACCAGTACTCTAATATCGTTTGCAGTTGGTGCAGAGTTGAAATCAATTGTGACAACTGAAGTTGATGTTCTAACTACATCAGCGAATACAGTGTCTAACGAACTAGCATCGTATAATTGTACAATTACATCTTGTGAACCTAAATTATGTGTCACAGCGTAAGAAGTAGCAGATCCGTCACCTATAGATGTAGCATAAAACCTATCAGTAATATCGCTTGTCATAGCTACAGTACCCGTTTTATCTGGTAATGTATATGTAACGTCGGCTGTTAATGCGCCAGCTAATAAAGTACCCTCGTGGGCATCCGCAACAGTGCCTTCAAATATAATACCATTTGATGTACTTACGGTTTCTACATTATTAGTTGTTGTTGTTCCTGTAACTTGTAAATCTCCGAGTACTGTTAAATCGTTTCCGATTGTTACATCGTCTGGAAGACCTATTGTTAATGAAACGTCTGTACCAGATTTAGTTACTGCTGTTTCTATTTCATTTGCAGTACCTACAATTTTAAGATCATCATCCGCTAAAGAAACGTCTTCTGATGCGGAATCACTATCAATAGTAAGTGATGTTGTTATGCTAACTGTCCCAGCTGCTGTTAATCTACCCTGTGCGTCTACCGTAAAAGTTGGTATTGCAGTTGCCGAACCGTATGAACCAGCAGTTACAGCTGTATTAGCTAAATCAATTGTTTGTGTATGTGCACCAGATTGTGTATCAAGAGTACCAGATAGTCCAGTCCCCGCTGTAATATTGACTCTAGTTATATCACCACCAACATTTGCCCAATCACTTCCATCATATACTTTTAATTGATTAGATGCTGTGTTATAAATTAACCAACCTGCGGTTAATCCTGAAGAAGGGTCGGTACCTACTTTCTGAATTACTGCATTCTGTAATTCGTTTTTGTTTAAATTAATGTCTGTTAAATATGAAAGTGCCATAGTTTATTAGTTTGCGTATACTTTGCCTTGAAAAGAGGCTTTAAATGTTATAGTGAAATGATTATTTGAAGAATTACCGTTCGAGTCCACATGTTGAATATCTCCAACAATATGAGAGCCTGCGGAATCAACTGTTGTTACTGATGGAAATTTTCCTAAACTGTGTGTTATTGTTTTAGCAACATTAGCTGAAAAATTTATATTTGGTGATGTAAAGTTTTTATCTGTTCTACCAGAATTATCTAAATTAAATATATAATATTTATTATCTCTAAGAGTACCATTACCACTTAAATAACTTAAATTAAAAGTTAAAAAATTATCAGCAGGATCCGCTTGAACAGCGCTTAAAAAAGCATAATGGCCAAACTCGCTTATATTATCTACATTAGATATTTTTAAACCTTGATCCACAAGATGATTATAAAATTCTGTTATATTTAAATTATCTAAATTATTTATTGAAACCTTTAGTGAGGTTATTGAACTAAAAGCAATACCAGTTCCACCGTTAGGTAATTTAAAAAAACCCGAAGCTAAATTTGAATTTTCTGGAATAAATTTATTTACAATACCATTAAGATTAATTAATCCCGATGTATTAAAGAAATTAGATATACCCTCGAATGAAAAGTTTCTTGTTTCGCCTCCAGCATCAGAACCGATAACCTTGTCGTTCTTATCCGGTGTTGTATCTAAAGCATAAGAGGTTATTCTTGCCATTGATTATTTTTTAAATATACTTGTAACCTTTTCGCTACTTCGTCCGCCGAAATAAGCTAATACAACTGCCATCATGACTTTTTCAAATGTATCGTTCCATGTAACTCCTATATGAAATGGTATCGATTCAACACTATCTAGTATTCCTGCTAAAGAAAATATAACAATACACCACACTAAAACTAGTGGGCGTACGTTTTTCGAAAGCCATGAATCTGATATTGAATCAGCTTGCCATCTTGAAGTGACCGCTTCCATCTCTTTATTTTGTTGTTCAAATATAAGTTGTTGTAATTTTATTTTTTCATCACTACTTACATCAGATTTACCTATTGCTGCTATAGCCTCTGCTGGTGTTGATGCACCGCTAATTAGATTACCTAACGTAGGGTTAACCAATGAAGCTGCGCCGAACAATAGTTTACCTACTGTAGTTTCTGCAAATTTCTTTTTTGGTTTACTCATTTAGCTATTTTTTTTATTTTTAATAAACTCATCAAATGATACGAAACTTGAGTTTGCTGGTGTCGAACTAGTTCCCTTTACTCCTTTTGTCTTAACAACTCTGTTCTTTTTACCAAGTCTATGATTAACACCTTGTTCGTTTTGTTTTTGTCTTTGGCTGTTTACCTCTTTAATTTGAGACGCTCTGTCGTTTGTCATTTTAGTTTTAGCCGCAATCCTAGCATTTTTTGTGTGCTCTTTTCTTAGTTTTAATGTTTCAAAAATGTTTTTACCTTTAATACTTTTTGCTTCATTCCTTGCGGCTTTCATTGTATTTCTTTTCTCCATTGCCGTGCCGGTTTTAATTCCTCTCACTTGTCCTCTTCTTCCTAAATTGCTGAAAGCATCAACTCTAACTTCTGGTATATCAGGAGTCCCTGGAGAAGTATATTTTCCTGTGAAACCGCTTGTCCCTTCAACCACTTTTTCTTTGCCAAAATCAGGATCTGTGCTTAAATTTGTATTATATTTTTTTCCACCAAATTCAAATTCTTTTAACCCACTTTTTCTAGCGTTTCCAAAAGCAGATTTAAATTCATCACTTCCAGAAGACCCCGGTATAGTGTAGCTAGGGGTGCTGGTGTCGTTTAACTCAATTAACGTGCCGAGAGTATTATCGAAATTAAATTGATCCCCAAGATTTAAACCAGAGCTTTTTAAATCTAGCCCCGAAACACTAAAGCTATTATTAGAGTTCGTGTTGGGATCACCTAATGATGACTTACTGATTAAATCTTCTGTTCTTCTATCAAAGGTGCCGTCAGAATATATTTCTTTGCTACCCATCTTTTGTTTGTAAGACATAATATTTATTTTTTATATTTGTAAGGGAATATAGTGTTCATAGCTTTTTGTCTTCCCTCGCAACCGCATGGGATGTTTAAGCCTTGGGATACTTTATCCACTAAACCTTTAATTCCTGTTTTTCTTGTGAACTTCTCTATTGAATCACCTAATCCTCTACTTTTCATATTAACAATTCCATTTTCTTCTAGCAGCCAAACCTCTTTCAGACTTCCAGCCTTTTGATCTTGCGCAAAATGATTTACGTCTTTTTGCAGCTTTACTTCCTTTCTTTAATTTAGATGGAGGTGTTGTAACTGCTGTTTTAAGTTTACTACCAGGATTATCTCTCCTGTATTTAGCTACACCTTTTTTAGACATACCACCACCAGCTTTTGCCCCAGTGCCGCCTTTCTTATTGACTTTAGTGTAATAGCCTTTTGACTTTTTCTTTGATGGTGCTTTTTTGTTAGGCATAACTATTTTTTCTTTTTCTTTTTCATTTTTGCTGCTGCTTTTTTAGCTGCCGCTTTGCCTTTTGCTGTGTAAGCAAATTTTTTGTTTCCTACTTTTGGCATAATGTTTATTTTTTAATAAGTTAAATCTTTTTTATCCCCTTTATTTAAACCTCTTCTTAATTTTGCGTTTGCAATTTCTCTAAAATTACCATCACTTGGAGTTTTAATTTTAGCCGTAGTTGACTTTTGATTATTTTTTATAGCTGAAGCTGTCCAACTTTTATCTGCATACCTCATATCTTTTGCAGATGTAACACCCGCATTCCTTAAAGCAATTGTTTTGCTAGCTCCATGCTTCGCATATTGTTTGCCTGCGTTGCTAAACGCTGAAAAGATTTTAGTTGCAGTTTTAGCGGCTCCTCCAATAAGACCACCTACAGCCGCGAGGCCGCCTGAACCACCAACTACTTCTGGTTTTTTAGGAGCTTGGCTTTGAATAAAGCTTTTAACTTCACTTCTACTTGCTTTAGATTGTGGGGAATTGTTTATTATCTTAGAGTCTCTCTCGTTGAAATTTCCTGGAGTGTCTTTTTCTTTTGACCCCATTTTGTGTTCGAATGGCATAATTATCTGTTTTTATCTTTAATCATATCATCTATAGCTTTATTATAAACTTTATCTGTATATGATCTGTTATTAAAAAATTTACTTCTTGTTCCTGTTGGTAAGTCTTCTTCTGCAAGCATTATACGATACACTCGTTTAATTAATTGCTTACATTTAAAACTTGTTTTGTATATTGTGTATTTTTGTAATTTACCTTTTCGCTCTCTCCAAACATCGATCCAACCGTCTCTTCTTAATCTCTCCCATCTGTCTTTATCCCAACTGTAGGTGTAAACACCATCAATAAATTCATTACGCGTAAATCGATCTTTGCAATCTAAATAGATTAGTAATTCAAGATCAGCATCCTTTATATTATAAGTTTTACAGGCCCATTTACGAATGAGCCTGTAATATTTTAATAAATTTAAATCTTTTATGTCATCTGTACTTATTCTCATTCCACAAGTACTATGTCACCAAGTTTCAATACATAATATAGTTGATCTTTCCATTCAATACCGTGACCGGCTACTTTATCATAATGAACTATATCATCTTTATTAAGGCCTTCTACTAAATTACCAGCAGATATTACTTTGCCTTTTAAATATCTAACATCTTTGTTTTGATCTTCAGTTAGTTCTAAGCCGCCAACTTTCTTTGGCGCTTCTTTTATCTTTTCTATGACGACGTAGTAATTAATTGCTTTCATGTATCCTAACATTATTAATTACACAATCTGCAGAGAAAATAGTATTAACAACACTAACCGCATTCTTCAGGGCTGTTTTAGTAACTAGCACTGGATCTATAACACCTTCTTTAATCATATCAACAGTTTTACCGTTGATTACATTTATTCCTTTGCCCGATTTGCCAGACTCTTTATATTCTAAGTTTGCATTCTCAAGTATTGTAGCGTAAGGTGATTTTATTGCTTCAAGAAGAATTGATTCGCCTTCATCCGCAGGAATTATGCTATACGATGCATCCAGCAAAGCTACACCACCTCCTGGAACAATACCTTCTTGTAATGCTGCTTTAGTTGCATATATTGCATCTTCAACTCTATCTTTCTTTTCTTTCAACTCTACTTTTGAATTAGCACCTACTTTTACAATAGCTACATATCCATTTAACATCGCTAGTCTTTGTTGTAGTCTTTTCTTAAAGAATGGATTTTTTTCATCTTTAACTTTGCTTTCAACTAACTCTATTCTTTCGCTTAATACAGTACCTTGATCTTTTATCGTTAATACAGTGTTTTTATCATCTGTAACGGCTTTAATTGCTTCACCTAATATATCAGGCCCAATTAAATCTAAATCATCACCTAACTCTTCGTTTATGACTTTAGCACCGGTAAGTATCGCAAGATCTTCAGTTGTGTCTTGCTTGGTAGGTCCGAATCCAGGGAGATCAATTACATTGACTTTTATATTGCCTTTAACTTTATTTGCTAGCAATGCTGCTAATGGCTGCTGTTCTACGGTCGCTACGATAAGCAAACTTCTTTTTTCTTTTATAACAAACTCTAGTACATTCTGAATCTTACGAATGTTTGGGATTGGAGAAGAAACTATCATTACGTACGGTTTTTCTAGTTCTGCTTTTCCTTTATCCTTGTCGGTTACAAAGTATGGCGATTTGAGTCCGCACTCTATCTGTGTGCCTTCAACAAATTCAACATTTGTTTTTTCGGTCTCAGACTCTTCCATTAAGACGACGCCGTCTTTACCCACTTTCGAATAGGCTTGCGATATTATCTTGCCGAGTTCTTTATCGTTGTTACAGCTAATACTACTTACATTTTCTAACATATCACCTTCGACTTCAACCGCAGCTTCATCTAAGTAATGATTTACTTTTTGTAAACCATTTTCAATACCGTTTTTTATGTTTCTTATATTATTTGTAAAATCTTCTTTTTTTGTTGCTAAATTTAATAATGAATGAGCAAGGACGGTTGCCGTAGTGGTACCGTCACCTGCTTCTTTCACTGTGTTTTTAGCTGCTTCCTTTATTAAAGTTGCTCCCATATTTTCGACCGGGTCAATTAAGACTACGCTTTCCGCAACGGTTACTCCGTCTTTTGTTATCACCGGTCTTCCGAGAGCGTCCTCGTAAATTACACATTTACCAGAAGCACCAAGGGTTGATTTAACTGCTTGAGTTAATTTTTCAACACCTGTCATTATTTTTGTTCTTGCATTTATCCCGAAGGATAAATCTTTTACTATCTCACTTGGGTTATTATATTCCATTTAATTAAATTTATTGTAAGTGGTTATTTGAATGTTTTCACGACTTTAGGTCCTTTTAAAAATTCAAGCTTTTTAGAGTAATGACTAATGCTTCCATCAATCGCTGCCTCACAGCTTTCTAAAGTTTCACGCCTTGTAACATCGATCCATTTTTCTTCTTCACTTAGATCTTTGTATTCGGCTTGGAAAAATCCATTAGGTAGTTGAACAATTCGCCAGTTTTCTTTTTTAGCGATGTGCTCCCAAAGAGTTCTGGTTTCTTCGGATATTCCTTGAGTACTGTTGTTCCCCCAGGAATAGGTTTTGTAAAAATAAGTCATTGGTTTTGGTTATGTTACTATAATCACGTGGTTGTTAGGTATTTTAACCTTCTAATGTCGCAACTCTAGCTTCTAACTCTTGTATTGCTTTTATAAGCATTGGTACTAATACAGAGTATTTAATAGATTTATAAGCAATAGCTCCTTCGGTTCCGTCTGAGCTAGGATCTTTTGTTTCCTCAACTAAACCAGGAAATATTTGTTCGACCTCTTGCGCTATTAACCCTATTTGTTTAAGTTCATTTCCTATAAAATTGAAGTTTTTAACTTTTAGTTGTTTAATACCTTCTAATTTAGGGGTGGCATCTATTATATTTTCTTTTAATCTTTCGTCAGAAGTGCTGCCGTAAGAATTGTTAAAATTTCTTAAATTACCATTAAGATCACAGAGGAGCATGTTTGAAATAGTACCCAACCCATTATCAGCTTGAAACACCAAATGGTACGCTCCACTTGTCAACATACCAGCACTTGTGTAGCCTAGCACACCAATTGTTCCGCTTGCTGCAGTACCATAATTGTTTTTAATACCAATACCAGCGTTGGATCTTTTTAAATTTATTTTACCACCAATTGATCCCGAACTAAATCCAACCGCTAAATCTTGCCCAAAGTATCCGTTTTGCCCTATGAAAGTACCCGCTAATGAAGCCGCGTTTAAATTTGAAGTAGAAGCGGGATCTAAGTAGTAATTTGCGTTGTTCTTATCTATAAACTGGGTTCCTTTAACTGTGCTATTTGATGTTATAGCTCCTGTTGCTGTTATAGTGCCGTTAGAACTTAATGTCGCTCCTGTTATATTTCCACTTGTTTGTATACTAGCGGTTTCAACATGCCCCGTTTTAAACACTTTAAATAAACTACTTGAGCTACTGTTCTCTATAGCAAAAGCAGGTGTTGAAGCGGCTTGGTTAGTAGGAACTGTAATAAACATAGCTTGAGTAGCTTGCCCATCTGACGAACCTGCTACTCTTATACCACCAGCACCTGCTAAGGTGTAGTCACCAGCAAAACCGTCATTAAAAATAAGTGCAGTACCGTATAATCCCATCGATATACCACCGCCATTAAAATTAACAAGTTTTTTCTCACCACCACCAGTAGCGGGTCCAATAACTAGATCGATACCATAATAGCCAATATCTCCAGCTACAGTTGTATTTAATCTAAATAAACCATAATAATTGCTACTATTTAATACCCTTATACTTGATAACCCGGATGAACCTGTGTTTTTAAAATCACAAGCTATGAATTGGCCTGTGTTTGATGAACCTTTTATTTCAGCTGTACCGGATACATTAAGGTTACCATTTATTTGTACTACACCCCCTGAAACACTAAACGGATTTAAATCACCCCCTGATGTATATATTTTAAAATCATCCGCGTTTACTTTAAATACACTTGTTGTAGAACTACCTATTAATTGAAAACCTGTCAATGCACCATTACTATCTATAGTAACACCATATCTGCCTTCGATACCATTAATAGATGTTGCATTAGTAGTTATGCTAGTTGTGTTAGTCCCGACAGTTGTGCTTAAATTAGTAATTGCGGTAGCGTTAGCTGTAATATTAGTTCCGTTGTTTGTACTTGTTGTATCAAGAGTTACTATATCCGTCGCATTAGCGGCTATATTAGTGTTTGCATTTGTTATAGCGGTATCTAATGTAGAAATGCTAGTGGCATTAGTCGCAATGTTTGTATTCGCAGTACCAAGCCCAGTTGTGTTAGTGCCTACTGTTGTTGTCAATGAAGTAACGTCTGTAGCATTTTGAGTTATATCCGCTTCGGCTGTTGTTAGGTCATTTGTAAGTGAAGTAATATTGGTGGCATTGGTTGCAATATTAGTATTAGCTGTTGTTATCGCTGTGCCATTTGCAGTTATTGCAGTCTCATTAGTTGTAACGTCACTTGACAAACTTGTATGGTTTGTTGCATTCTGTGTTATAGCTGTATTAGCTGTGGCAAGATTATTTGTTAATGTGGTTATTGCAGTAGCATTTGTAGCTATATTAGTGTTGGCTGTTGTAATATCTGATTCGTTGTCACTTATATCACTTGTATTAGTTGTAACATTAGTTGTTAGAGATGTAACATCTGTAGCATTTTGAGTAACGTTAGTATCAGTGGTGGCTAAGTTATTAGTTAGCGTTGTAATATCCGACGCATTAGTAGCTATGTTCGTGTTTGCCGTGGCAATGTTTGTACCGTTAGTAGCAATATTGGTATTTGCCGTAGTTACATCAGTCTCTAAAGTGGTTACATCTGTTGCATTTTGTGTTACATTTGTGTCAGTAGTAGCTAAGTTATTGGTTAGTGTAGTTATTGCAGCTGCATTTGTTGAAATGTTTGTGTTAGCTGTAGTTATATTTGTATTAGCTGTAGTTATATCTGTTGTGTTAGTAGTTACAGATGTATCAAGTGTGGTAACGTCAGATGCGTTTTGAGTAATTGCTGTATTTGCAGTAGCTAAATCATTAACTAAAGTTGATATAGCGGTTGCATTTGTTGATATACCAGTGTTGGCTGTTGTTATATCGGTATCGTTGTTTGATATGTTCGTAGTGTTAGTTGTAACATTGCTTGTTAAACTAGTAACATCACTTGCATTCTGTTGGATGCTTGTATTGGCTGTGGAAAGATTATTAGTAAGAGTGGTTATAGCCGTCGCATTTGCGGTTATATCATTTGAATTACTAATTATACTAGAACCATTCCCACTTATATTAGTTGTATTGCTCGTTACAGATGAATCTAATGTTGTTATACTAGTTGAATTTTGATTAATACTAGCATTAGCGGTTGCTAAGTTAGATGTTAATGTAGCTATATCAGTAGCATTAGCGGCAGCGGCTGTAGTCACTGTTGTAATATTACCTTCATTAGTTGTTATATCAGTTGCATTACTTGTAGCTGATGCTGTAACTGTTGTTATATCTGTTGCATTAGTTGTTATGCTAGCTGTATTGTTGTTTACTATTGCAGTTAAGTTAGTTAAAGCTGTTGCTGAGGCAGCATCCTGAGATGTTGTTGTACTCATTACACTATTAGCAAAAGCTTCTGATAAAGCGGTAAGATTACCATTAGCATCGAAAGTACCAAAACTGCTAGCTAAGTTGGTTGTATAACTAGCTGAAGCAAAATCTGCATTTGTTGTAGTGGTGAACACTTGATTAGCGAATGCTTCAGAAAGAGTAACTAAATTACCGTTTGCATCAAACGTTCCAAAATTACCAGCTAAATTAGTTGAATACGTTGTATTGTTGCCAATATTAGTGGCGTTGGTTGAAA